TTGCGAATAACATCAGCCCAAGTAACGAGCTTGTCAGCAAAATCTTCATCATCACAACCAACTGAAGCAAGTTCCTTACGAACAATCTTACGTTCAGTGACAACCGGAGGCCATTCTTGTTCCATCGTATTGCGAAAACGCTCAAGAAATGCTTCGTTCAAAACATTGGTGAACATATAACGACCATCATCAGAGCCTTTGCCCTTAGTATTAGCAGTAGCAAATACCGTAAAACCGAGCGCAGGCACAATCAGTTCGCCTTTCTTTTTCAACATAAACGGCTTGCCTTCAAGTACACGCTGCAAGCAAGAAAGATTTTGAGCACCGTAATCAATTTCATCAATGCAGAGCACAGCGCCTTGTCTAGCGGCAGTGGTCACAGGACCATCACGCCATTCCATGTTACCGTTAATCAGCACATAGTTACCAAGCAAATCACTTTCATCAGTTTCAGGTGTCATTGAAACGCAAACAAACTTACGCTTTGCACGAGCACAAGCTTGCTCGACACTCATGGTTTTGCCGTTACCAGAATGACCAGAAATAAAAACAGGAAAGAAACGATTACTTTGTACAATTGACAAAACATCATCAAAGTTACCAAATGCTACATAATTTTTGTAGTTCTTAGGCACAAGATCAGTTTCTTCCAGGTCGGTCGAAACATTTTGAATTCGATTTTCAGACTTTTCTACAGGTTTAATCATTGGCAATATTTGAGCGGTCATTTGAATTGCCGGAGTACCAGCAACTGGCACTTTGTACAATCCACGACCAACACGATTTGTTTCTTCTTTAGTAAACCACGGAACACCAGAGATACCAAGTTCTGAGCAAATCTTCTTAATTTCACGCCGAGTCACAATTGGCCGCTGAAGGGCAACCAGAGCATCAATAAAATTTTGGCGGGTTTCAGCACGGGTAGGCATAATCAATCCTTATCAATAATACACACATTATATAACACAACAGAAACATTGTCAAGTCTCTGTTGCATAAAAACAACATCAGGCGGCAATGCCCTGAATGAATCTGGAGACCAGAACACGATTAATAGAACGCTTTTTATTATACTTCATAAAGGCATTTTTCAACTTTGAAGCAGTCATTTTGCCTTCGATTTCGATTTCTTCATTCTCAGTAGTTAGCTCTTCACCGCCAGCAATGATAAAGAAATCATGGTAACCACGGGTCTTGCAAGCAACAAACTTTTCAGTCTTAAACTGTTTTACAATCTTACTTAATTTTTCATCAAGAGCATTTGCTTCATTAAAGGCATTAGCTCTACGAGCAGCATAATGCTTAGTAACATAATGTTCACCATCTTCAAACACATATCGATTAGCAATCGAACTTTTAGTTTGGCGACCACTAGAAGTCAGAAAGAAACCAAAAACTTTAGAGTTCGTGGTCTGTTTAAACCAATCTAGAGCGCAAAGCAGCAAAGGATCATATTTTGTAAGATTACATTCAAGCTTGTGTTGAAACTTATTTTGAGTATCTTGTACAATTACATTAGAGTAGTTGGTGTCATACCATTGAGACCTGACTTGATTATAGCGCACATCATATTCATAGTAAAACTTGCTTGTATCAGAATCGCCATCATGGACAATAATCAAACTGGACAAATCAAGATTATGTTGCTTACGGAATTCTTTCATAATGTGACCAGTAGCAATAATTGCTTCGTTCAGCGGAGTATTGGATAATTTTTCGGATTTAGGATAAGAATGCCAACGAACTTCATATGCCAACTTTAAGCACAAAAGAGCACGAACTGCCTTAGTGAATTCAGAATTAGACATTGATGAGTTCAAGTACTCACGCATAAACACCGGAAATAATTTAAGGTCTCTATCGTTAGCAGAAAATACGTTATTATATTGTTTATGACCGTGATCCGCCTTATAAGATTCAGTTTCACCACCGAAACCATAAACAATAAACGGAATATTCACTTTGCGGCAGAACATGGACAAAATCAAAATTTGTTCAATTGATCCAGGCATATTGTCAGACATAGAACCAGATTTGTCAAGCAACAAAATCAAACCGTGATTCTTACCCTTAGGCGTAAGCATCACTTTGCGGAAAATGTTATCATCAAACTTATACGATGAAAGCTTGTTAATGTCAATGTCACCAGTATCGGACAACTTAGACTTATTGTAAGCCTTAGCCGCCTTACGCATTTCAAATTCTTTTACTAGAAGACCAATAAATCGCTCATTACGATTCTTGAAATTGTTTACCAGTTCACGAACTTTATCTGGATTCATACGAATGTAATTACTCTCATTTGGTTTTGTATAGAAGTCTTCGATTTGTTCAATAACACGCTTTGCAGGAGTGATCGAATACTTTTTATTGTACTTTGGAATATTTACATAAATATATGGTTGACTTTTTTCATCAAGCAAAAGATTTTCACGCTTACGAAACTCTTCATCAGTTACACATTCGGGTGCAAACTGATCTTTATCGGTGAGACTAGATTGCTTGTTGCGATTAATTTTATTTGATTTGTTTTTAGAATCATCTTCATCATTTACATCAGATGCTTTAGATTCTTCTTCACTTGAATCACCGCTCTCTTGATCTTCTGTATTTTCATCAGAATCAAAATTATTATTTGATTTGGATTTCAAGTCTGAATCCTCTGAACCAAAGGTACCATCAGGAGAATCCATACTGGAATCAAATAAATCTTCATTCTCTTCATTTGATTCATCGAAAGCATAATTAAAATCATAATTTTGCATTTCAAATTGCTCATCTTTAGAGTATTCGAAAATACTGTCCGTTAATCGAACAACATCATCCCATGTTTCAAGTGATTCAATTTCAGTAACAAACTTTTGTTCCTTAGAACTAAATTGAATCCAGTCTGCTGTATATTGAGACTTTGTAAAAATATTCAGGCGATCAATAAACGCCATATCGTTAGTGCTGCGACCATGAAGACCAAAGAAATCACGGTCAAATAGTTCTTTATAAGCCTTTTGAAAAGATGACTTCAAACCAGGATACCGGCGTTTCACTTTCTTTTCAATACGAGCATCTTCAACTACATTCAAAAAGTTTTTATAACTTGCAGGCTTAGATTTGTCAGTAGCGGCAGAATGCCAGCCGTCAGCAGGGGTATACAATGCGTGACCGACTTCATGGCCAGTTAGCAGGTCATAGAGGTCACCATTCATATTCTGCCAAATTGGCAAATAGAGTACACGATTGATCGGATCAAATTTTGCAGTATGAATCTTTTGGTGTTGCACCGTTAGATTCTCGGTTGCCATTAACTTGGCCAGCTGCGATTTTTGTTCGGCAGTAAAAGTCATGTATGTATCCGTATCAATTATGTAAGGATTGTACGATAGCTTCAGTGCTTTGTCAAGCCCTTTGTAAGCTGTTGATTTTACTCAGGAATTTTGTTGCCAGAAAACAACAGAAGTGGAGCGGTTTAGAGGAGTTAAACCTCTCTACCTACGGGGGTAGGCTGTCTCGGACTCACCGCATATAAACAACTATACTATATTTATCGACCCACTTGCGGCAAATATTTGTCTTTTGTTTCTTGCCAGGTCATTATTGCTAGATTGTCATAGAAAAGAGACTCACTTGACACTCTGCTTTTTTTAACCAATTGCTTGATACGAGGCTTTGCGTGTTTCTCTTTCCATAAATTACTTAGGTTTTCTACTGATGAATCAAAGCACTTTTTCATATTCTTGCCATCATGTTCGCCTCGGAGAAATTCTACAGATTCGGCATACAATGGACACCAATAAATGCCTCGAGCATGATCAGACTTGACAAGTTCTTTTGGCACACTGAGTTTGCTATATGTGAATGTCAATGAACGATTTTTGTGATCACGCTTATGTGGTTGACCGGATGGTTTCTTTGCAATGTACCATTCAAAATAACGGCGAGTGTGATTAGTTTTCAACCACTCACGAATCATATAACGAGTATCATTATTTGGTTCATATGACACAGAGCCGGAAGTAAAGCCCATTTTCTGCCAGTAGTCTAAGTTGTCATACTGAGAAAGGCCGTCAGCTTTAGTTTTACCATAAAGTGAAGTGGTACTTACAGATACTAACTTGTCACCATATAACTTTTCCCACATCTCTTGTATAGGATCGGAAAGACAAAGAAGTGCCAATAATTTACCGCCAACATAATTAAAACCAAGTGGTTGCAGAGGTACAATTGTAGAACCAATTGCAGTATGATTAATCATGCCGCCTTGTGTCTTTAATTCTTTTGACCAACCAATATACTTATCTCTTGGTGTTAAATCAAGAAAGTCAGATGAAATACAAATTACACCAAGATACTTCTTAGTGACTCTATCACGCACGATAAAGTTTAGATTACGACCAATATTAGAATTGTTCTTCATCGTAGAAGAAAATGTTCGAATACAATTCCAAAGTTCAGGCAATTGTTTATCTTTATTAGTGTAGAGAAGTTCTGGTTG